CGCTGATGCCCTGGCATTTCCAGCAGTGCGTGGCACCGCCGATCCACGTCGTCGAGTTGATCGTGTTCGTCAGCCCGATCGCCCACGATGACGGGAACGTAGCGAGGTTCTGCGAGATGACGACTTTGCACTGAGCCTCGTCGGTCGTGAGCCCCTCGAAGTAGTCGTACGCGCTGTTGGTGAGCGGCTGCTGATTGCCGTTGCCAGCGCCATCGTAGTAGAAGAGTGCGGGCACCGTCGCACCCTGCGTCGTGAACGTCCACAGTGCCGGGCGGCTTGTCGGTGCCGCGAGTTGATCGAGCCCGCCGCTCGGGAAGCTGTACTTGGCAGTGACGAGCGAGTGGTACTGCGAACCCTCGTAGTTCTCCTCGTACTCGATTTCGACGCACCGTACGCCCGCGTACTCGGGATGAGCGACGCCGATATCGATCGACAGCGCGGCGGCGACCTCGTTCGCCGTCGTCGCCTGCCCAGACGCGTCGTGCGTGACGACGAACTGCCGCGTGAGGTCGCGGGCCTCGCCGAGGCGGAACTTGTTCGAGCGCGGTAGCTCGCGATGATGTGCGACGCCCATCAGCCGACTCCTCCACCGATCTGGACAACGGGCCCGGCGAACTGTGCTGAGATCGCCACGAGCGTGTCACGTAGTTCCGTCAGCCGCCGCGTCTGGAGACGAGCCTCGATGAGCGCCGGGTCTTGCTGGTTAGCGGCGAGGTTGAGGAAGAGCGCCGCGCCTTCGGCGGTGCGGATGTCGTTGCCCTGGATGACACCGCTGCCGAGTGTGTTGAGCTCGCGGATGCGGGCGACCTGACGCTGGTTCTCGGCCTCGACGGCCTTCGCCTGCTCTTCGAGGTATTTCTGTTGGGCCTGCTGGGCTTGCTGTTGCTGCTGTTCAAGTTGCTGGAGGTACTGCTCTCGCTGCTGGCCGAGCTGTTGCTCCAACTGACGACGACCGCTCGCGATGTCGCGCTCTTGGGCGGCGACTTGGTCGAGTTGCCCGAGGCGAACGATCCCGGCGTTGACCTGCTCCTGGTTCCCGGCAGCACGAGCCGCTTGAACGTCAGCCTGAACGCGCCCGATCTCTCGCTCCAGTGCCGCGAGGTTCTGCGCCGCCGTGAGACGTTGCTGATCGCCACCGAACCGGGCGAGTAGAAAACGCTGATCGACGAGTTCGTTGACCTTCGCTCGCTCGTCTGCGACCGCCTTGACGTTCGCGATCTCCTGCTCGAAGAGTTGCTGCTGGCGGGCGACCTCGGCCTCGAACGCCTCACGGTTGAGGATGCCGTCGCGTGCTTGCTCCTGTGCGGCGGCGATGCCTTCTTGAAGGCGTGCGGCGGCGTCGAATCCAGCCTGACCGAACTGCTGCGCCTGCTCCGCGAGCCGGTTGAAGTTCTGGCCCGTCGCCTCGAACGCCTTCTCGAAGCCACCCTCGAACCCTTGGGCTGCGGCTTGCAGTTGCTCGTCGAGTTGCCCCTGCAGCGCCCGCAGTTCATCGAGTCGCCCCTGTGCGGCACCGCTGTCGCCTGTGCCGGTCTCGGCGATCTCCTGTTGAACGCGGGCGATTTCACGCTCGACTGCCGACAAGTCATCAATGATTTTTTGCGTTGCGTCGGTTGTCTTGAGAAGCGACTCGATTCGCTTGGCGTCTGCGTCTGCTTGCTCGCGAGCCGCCGTCACCGCCTCGGTACGCAGGGCGAGTTCCTGCTGAATCGCAGCGTTGACGCCCTCTTGTAGTTCGTTGATGCGCGCGATCTCATCTGCCGTGAGTGCGGCGTCTGCTTGTGCAGCCGCGACTGCCGCCTCGAAGTCCCGCATAAGCCCGGTTACGCGGCTTGAATCATCTACCAGACCGCCGAAGAACGAGTCGAATGCCTCTCGGGTGCTTTCGATGTTTGTTTCGACTCGGAACTCAGGAGAGCGGGCCTCTTCGATTTGCGACCGGAAGTTCGTGATGTACTGCTCGGCTGCGCCAGCACCACGCTCGCCAGCCTCGGCGGGGGTTTCGCCAAAAATTGCATCACCTGCGTTGACGATCGCCGAATCGACAGAGTTCTTGAATTGCTCAGCGTTCTGCTCTAGCTGCTCGAAGGCAGCGTCAGCCAGCGCTCGGCCGGTCTCTCCGAGATCAGCAAGGAAAGGGATTCGCCCCAATTGCTCCAGAATCTTGCCGATGCCAAATGTGACCGCAGAAACAATCGACTGTCCGAGCTCAAACAAGGCACGGCCAACATCGAAAGCCGCCTGCAGACCGCTAGTTACGCGGGCGAAAACATCACTGACATCGCCGATCGCCACGGTGAACTGCTGAAACTCTGCAACTACTCGGTCAAAGATTCCAGCGAGCGCCTCCGCTCCAGTTAGAAGAGCGTCGGTGATTCGATCGGCTAGCGCCGTGCCGCCTGTGGCCTCGGTGCTCTCAAAGCCTTCGACGAATGTCAGGAAGTCCTCGGCCAACGCGGTGACCACCGGCGCGAGATTGCCTGTCACCTGACCGATGATGCCTTCGACCGTCGCCCGCACGAGGTCGAACGCGTCATTCAACTCGGCGATGCTGGCGACTTGATCCTCGCCCACGATGATCCCGAGACGCTCGGCTCTCGCAGTGAGCTCCTCGACGCTTGCAGCGCCCTCCTTGAACAGTGGGACGAGGGCCGCGCCCTGCTTGCCGAAGATCTCGACGGCGGCAGCGGCACGGTCGGCTGATGTCGGCAACGCACCGATCGCCGCCGAGATCGCCTCAAACTGCTGCTCGGGCCGCAGCCCGCGAATCTCGGCGAGCGAGACGCCCACCGAGCGGAGCGTCTTATCAAACGCACCGCCTGGGTCAGCCTTACCGATCGACACTCCGAGCCGCGTCACCGCCGTGGCGAACTGCTCCGTATCCACGCCCGAGAGTTTCGCGGCGAGACCGAGCCCCTGTAACTTTTGAACCGGCACGTCGATCCGGTTGCTCAGGTCGTTGAGTGAATCGAGTGACGTGGACACACTCGACACGATGCCGCTGATCTGGCTGGTCGCACTACGCACAGCGCCGGACAGCACCTGAAACCCATCGACGATTGCCCGCCCGATCTGGAGCCGGGAGATGGTTGTGAGCTGACGCGAGATGCCTTCGAGTTGCGTGCCCGTGCCTTTGGCGGACTGCGACGTGCGATCGAGGTCCGTTCTGGCGGCCTGCATCGCGCGGTTGAACGTGTCCTGCGAAATCCTTCCCGCAGCCACCTGCTCCCGTAGCTCTGCAACCGCACGCTCATACCTCTGGAGCGGAGTGATGTTTTGCTCAGTGATCTGAGCGGCGCGACGCAGCGCCGTCGCCTCCTCGGTCGCGGCGTTGCGAACGTCCTCGAACGACTTGGCGAACTGCTCGGCGGAAATCGTTCCGGCTCGCCTTGCAGCCGTGAGGTCTTGCAGTGCCTTCGCCGTAGAGTCCTGCGCCTTAGCGGCGGCCTCGCTAGTGGAGGCGAACTCGTCGAAAATCTTCGTGACCTTGTCGGCTTCCTTGCCGAGAGTTTGCAGCGCACGCTCGACCGGATCGAGCTTCAGTTGCGTCGAGTCCGCACTGATCTTCAGCGCGAGTCCGAGGATGTTCGCCATGGTTCAGTCCACGATTCCCATCTCACGTCGCAGACGCAGGATCGCCTCGCGGTCCTGCGACTCGTGCTGCGGTGGTCTTGCCTTCGGAATGAAATCCTCTGCGGTCGGCGGCTTGCCTTTCCTCGGGTCCGTGTACGGTGCCATCGCGATTGAGGCGAGCAGTCCTGTCTGGAGCCACGGGTCGGAGAGCGGGACGAAGTACCGCGTGTATGCCATCCACTCGCTCAACTCCCGCGAATCCATCCGCTCGCATAGTTCGCGAACGGTCATTCGCAGATGCCCCGCCAGCGCGAAGAGAAACCTCCGCGATGGCGAGGCGTTTAGTTTTTTGCCAACTGCTCGACATCGGCCTCCGTCATGTTGTTGTGCTTGAGCGCCGAGTCGAAGAGCCGACCGACGACCGCACCGCTGCGGCTCGCCAGTGCGACGACCTGGGCGCGGGTGAACAGGAGTTCGCCCTTCTCGTTGCATAGGCAGCGGGCGAGGTACTCCGACCGGAAGTTCTCGATGCCGGAGTCTTTCTTCCCAATCCACAACCGCTCATAGGAGTCACGCTCTCCGACGCTCATCACGCGAATGAACACGTCACCGCCCCACTCGGGCACGGTGATCGGTCCCATGAGCCCGGCGTCGTTGCTTGCGAGAATCTGCTCTGCCGTCAGTGTCGCCATGTGTCACTCACCTCACGATGGATACGTAGCGGTCACGCCGACCGTATCCATGACTTTGAACCGGTGGTCAAATTGCCAGACCCCGTTGAGCTCGCCACGGAGCTCGGCACCGAGGTAGACGCAGTCCGCGTCAAACACCGTGAACGTGCTCGACGTGGCGGTGCCTTGGTCGTTCTGCGCCGTGATCACGAGGCGAGCCCGCACGCCGTATTGGCTCTCGGGCAGCGCCGTTCGGGTGAACGCTGGCAGCGTGACCTCGCCCAGGTCGAGGGTCCACCGTGCCGTGCGAGCCACCGGCATCTCACGGACGAGATCGAGCGTGGCGCTAGACACCTGCTCGATCTGCGTGCCGCCCCACGTGACAGCAACTCCCGAGACTCGTGTGGCCATGACGGACCTCCGTCACGGTCAGCGAGCCACGGTGATCGTCGCCTGACCACGGATCGCGTCGTTCGTCGCGAGCGTCAGCGTGCTCGACGACACGGTGGCGGCCTTGCCGTTGATGAGCGTGG